ATTTAGGCTACTGCCAGAGCGGATGCTGGGGCGATCTGAATACCAGAACCGAAGATTCGGCTATATTCATTGACCATGTTGGTGGCTGGGGTTGCTTCACTGGCGATGGCAGACTTATGTAGCATAACTCTCTCATCTTCAGCATATGGCATATATGGTGCTAAACCAACTCCCATACCCTTTTGTGTTTGCTGGATTACAATAGTTGCAGGATTTTTCAAATCAATTACTTCTGCGAGAACAGAAAATACTTCTGCAATAATTTCTTCACCACTAATTAACTTATACACTTTAATATTCATTCTTCACTCTCCGCTAAAAAATCGATAAACGCTGCAGCTTCATCATGATGGGGGAATTCTTTAATTATGAATTTTTCCTTGTCATAATAATGTTGCGCAATAAGCAATACCCATCTCGCTTTATAGACGGATATTTTCATTATCCAATTGCCACGACGAATCGTGACGAAGGATATTAGATTTGGTGATACTTTTGCTTTCATCATACCAACTATTTATTGGTATGAAAAATTCACTTTAGAACTATGTTTATAACTATCCTAGTTTCATGTTCTCTTGGAAACCTACCAGCATGATATTGAACCCCATCAAACGCAAAAATTGAACCTTTGGTTGGAGTAGATTCTTGTTTTATAGAAAACCTATTCCATGGTTCATCGCATCTCTCATTAAACAGTACAGTATCCCCATCTGAATTGTTTACATAATAAATTATGCTTCTACATGGAGGTGTGGTATCAACATGCGGAACTTGATATTGTTCTGGTCTAAAACTATGTTTCGTTGTCAAATTTGCTTTAACACGAACTATATGACAATGCGATATTCTTAATCTTTCTGTTACAGTTTTTATTAATGGTTGCACCATATTATATGTTGGCATGGCTGCACCAGAATCATAAAATATATGAGAAAATTGAAACGAGTTACATATATTATAATCTTCAAATTTTAATTCATCTACCCACTTATTAAAAAACCATGGGAATGACAATGATGTCATTGTATCTTCTAAATTATCTTGATACTCTTTGTTAATTATATTTTCAATTATCATAATTAGAAAGGGGAGTTTCCTCCCCTAGTTTTATTTTTTAATTGGTGCTGGAGTTGGCGTTTTACCATTAACCCATTCCCAATCTTCATCAGTCATAGGAATCCAATTATTTACTTGCATTTCCCATACTCCTGCATAAGATGCTTCGCTCTATCATGATTACCATTACGAGCAGCATCGGCAGCAGCACGAGCATAACCAATTCCTTTTAACATAACATATATTGAACGGAAAATCTTTTTCATATTACTTTGCCTTTCTGGAAGCAGCAAGTAATTCTGATTCTTCATTCAACAAGTGTTTCTCACCTTTAGATTTAATAGCTACTTTCTTTGGTTTACTTTCTTCTGGCGTAAGACGCTCTAAAGCAATCTTGAGCATACCATTAAAAAGTTCTGCATCTTTAACTTCTACGTTATCTTCCAATGCGAACCAACGAGTAAATGCACGATTAGCAATACCTTTGAAAACAAAGTTCTCATCATCAGTAGTGCTACTCACATTACCTTTGATAACTAACTTGCCACCATCAATTTCAATATCAATGTCTTGTTGAGCAAAACCTGCTACAGCCAATTCGATTGTATATGAGTTCTCACTATTCTTGCGAATATTATATGGAGGATAGTTAGGGATGTTCTTTGTAATCTGGTCATGCAGTTCCTTATACTGGGCTAGAGTCTTATCAAACCCAATAAAGAATTTGTCTAGTTCTTTATCATTCCAGAATGCTGGTACAAATTGACGATTCATAGTTTTCTCCTTACTTAGTTGCGAATGCTTTCTTAGCGTCAAATGCAACTGCTGCAGCACCAACTGTAGTGAAAAAATCTACAGATGACTTAGCGACAGTCTTAGCAAATGATTGCTGAGCATCGATATAAGTTTGGAGGTTTTTTGCGATCTCTTCGTTTTTGACGAATGTCTTAACGAATTGAGTTTTGATACCTGATACAGTATCGATAGATGTGTTTAATGCTGATAACATATTGTTCTCCTTTTCAGCGAGTTAATAAAATCCTTACCCCGAAGGCATAAGGTGTTGCTGGTTACTGGTTCCAGCGACAGCTTAACGTACTGACAGCTTTACCAACGATTCGTAACTTAGCGGTCCTAAGGTGAATCTTTTACGTCCCATCCCGAGGGATGCATATCTATTTAGGCAGCAGGAAGTTCTGTAGCAGCAGCTTCTTGTTGCTTAATAATTTCTTCTACTTGTGGCTCACCTTGTGCTTTAATTTTACTAATTAGAGCAACGACTTCTTCAAATGGGTGTTTCCCAAGAACACGAAGAATCATGTTACATTCGTCAACAGTTAGTTCAAGTTTAATCATGTTATTTTACCTTCTTACCAATGTTATATTTAGGGACTAATTCCCATTCATCTTTCTCTTTATAAGAGACCACTTTAATTTGAGACAGAGATGCTTTAGGATCTGCTTTTGAAGAATGTAAAATCTTTAACAATTCCCAATCTTCCAAAAGAGATGCGATAGCATTCCTTCTCTCAATATCACCAGAAGTGATATTCGATTCTTT